TTTCAGAGGCAGTCAACTCTATTGCACCCTTATTGCACCCCGACACCCCGAAAACCCTTATGTAGCAACAAATTTTCGCCCCCGGAAGGGGGCTTTTTTGAATTTTAGAACCAGTCGCGAAAAATGGCTTAATGAAGCCAAATCCGTTGATATATAAGGGAATCCGGTGCTTTACAAATTGCTCGTCAAGGTCTAAAAAAGTGAGTAAAAGTGAGCAAAAGTGATTTCTATTGCACCCCCTATTGCACCCCTAAAAAAGCAGACCGCCTCGATGTGAGACGGTCTTTTTTCGTTATTCCTTATCTACTTGATCGACCTGTTCAAACGGGTCGGGAGGTTCGAGTTCGGGAGGCACGGTCGTGTCGCTCTTTTTTTTCAAGACCTCAATCGCATTGATGATGACCTTCGGGATCGGTACACCCATCAAGCCGAGATTCTCAATGATGGATATCGCCTCGTTGACCACGAATGCGATGACCACAGCGTCCCGGACAAAATTTGTGCCAATCATGATATCCAGTCGAGCGGCAATCAACACGACCAAAAGGACCCCGCCCTTGCGGAACAGCCCTTTCAGTCCGGCTTTGCTTTCGAGCGCCCCGGAATCTGTTTTGGGGGAGTTGTGAAAAACAGCGGCGACAATAAGCCCCGTGAGATAATCGACGAGCATAAAGATTAAAAGTGTAAGCACCGCGTCATCCCACCCGCCGAAGATTGATGCAATAGAAGCTCCTACGGCTCCCGTACAAGCCAAATAGATGTTTTTCATTTTGCCGCTCCTTGCCCTGTGGCTATCTTGAGAATCTGACGGGCGTCAGCTGCCGTGATTTTGCCGTCGTTGTCTACGTCGGCGGCTGTCATCTGCTCCTTGGTGAGCAGTTCCAGCCCGACCGCCGCTCTCAATGCAAGCCTTGCGTCGGCTGCCGAGACCTGACCGTCTCCGTCAACATCTCCGAGGACGCGATTCAGCGCAGCCCACATTTCGGAAACGCGCTTCTGCACTTCGTCGTAATCGTAGCCTGCCGCGGTCAGCCTGCGTTTGCGCTCTTCGCCATTGCCCCAGTCGCCGCGAATGACCTCCATCGCGATCTCGTCGATGGTCTTTGCCGGAGCATTGAGGCTGTCAAGGTTCGCCTTGACCTTTGCAACAAACTTGCTCCAATGCGGGAGAATGTACAGTGGGCAGTATTTCGGGGCGTACCAGTGATTGTGCGTCGTGAGCTTCTCGATGCCGAGACCGTGCTTGTCCAGCAGAATCGCCGCGAGAAGAGCGCCACGATCCTCCGCGCCGGTGTCTTCTGCATCGCCGGAACCGTCCATGATGATCTCGATGGCAAGGCTTGTGCAGTTGCCCGGACCCCAGTAACCGTCGGCAGCGTGATAGCCCATTTCGTCCTCCCGAAGCGTCTGCCAGCAGTCGGTTTCGTCGATGTAGTAATGCACGGATACGCCGCTCATGTTGCCGTTCAGAGTGGCCCGTGCGTACTGTTCTGCGTCGTTTGTTCCCGGCGCTTCGTTGATGTCTGCGGTGTTATGGATCGTGATCCATTGAGGTGTGCCGCTGGTGAGTTTGCGGTTCGGTTTGTACTTGCTGCCGTCCGGGATGGTCTTGGTCTTGATTTCAAGCCCATGCTCGACCCGAACCGAATCAGGAGTCAGAAAAGCCATAAAAATACCCCCTTTGCTTTAGAATGTGCGGATATAGAAGTTGTACCCAATTGAAAGCTGAGTGTTCCATGCCATGTAGGATTGGAACCTGAACGTGACCTCGTTGTTTGCAGAAACCCTCGCATTGCAAACCGGGAAGGACTTATCCTCGGCAGTTGCGACGATAAAGCTACCCTGCGGGATGGTGATGTCGGAAGGAATCGTAACGGTGAAATCGTCTGTGACATAGAATGTCCCTTGCTGATGCGTCGTTGTGAAAGCCTGCCAAGCACGAACCCACGCCTCGATATTTCCATCGGACCAGACACGCCAACGCCAACGACCGCTCGAACCTGTACTCGTGACATAGGGTTGCGAAGAAGAGTGCAAAATCTTCCACGGGTCGAGCGTCCACGAGGAACCACCGTCAGAAGTGCTGCCGCGTCTCTGTGCAATGAGATTTCCATCGTATGACGTATAGGTCTGCATGATGTACCTTACCGTAACAGACTCAGTCCATGTGACGCCGACCGACTCCTCAACAACGAGTTTCCCGGCGTTGGCTCCGGTGGGCATATTCTGGCTTGCGTTTGCGCTTGCGTTCGTTGGGAAGCCGTAAATGCCGGGGTTAACAGCGCTATTGCAGTCGATCCCTGTGGACGGGACGAGGTAATTTGACCCACCGAGAGGCAACAACGGGAAGCCCTTTCGGTCGTATTCGTCGGCTGTGACGCTGTCAGACTGCACCTTAAAGGTCGTAACCCCGTGTAGGTCAATCTTTGTTATGGTAGTTCCAGATCCGTCCGGCTGAACCGTTTCGACTCTTATTGCGTTGTTCTCCTCAAGCAAGCCCTCAAGAATACTATAATACGCACCGTAAATCAGCGTTTGCACGACAAGCTTTTTGTTGCCGGAAAAATTGCTCAGATACTGGTCAATCGTCTCACGATTGCCGTTTGCGCGGACTATCATTACGACATCATTGATTTGGTCAATGAGTGTGTTGTAATTTGCGTAGGAGGCAAAGCCGCCATAGCCTGACATCGCAGCTGATCCGATGGGAACTCGAGTTGTTTCGCCTTGCGTTGCGAGAAAAGCAAACGAGATGTCGCCACCGTTGATGGTTGTGCCATACAGAGTGTTGATGCTAAACGCGACCTTGATGTTCTCGCCGTCGATCGTCAGGGGGAAGTTCCTGCTCATTGTGCCTGTCTCCAGGTCTTGCAGCTGGTTGTTGTCGAGATTGATCTTAAATGTGCCGTCTCGGCTCGTCATGGTACCGGCGACGATGTAATCCGCGTACAGCTTGTACAGTGTCAGCATATTGATTACGGCGTTTCCGTTCCGGTCGATGCCGCCTTGCCACACCGTCTGGTCTCCGTCCCAATGATCCGTGTAGGCAAACCCTCCGGCATTCATTGTGAAAATGTAGGTCGATGCCGCGAGAGTCGCCGCGTTGTGATAGTAAATAATCGACCCACCGGAGCCGTCATCGACAACGGTCTTATACAGCCCAAGAGAATTTGCGATCATGTCGTTCAGAGAAAGCAGATTGTTTTCGGCTTCGGTGTATTCTTCACGCTGTCTAGTCAAGCTGTCCCGTATTCCCTCGATGACCGCCTGCTGTGCGTTGGTCATGGGGTTCAGCCCAGCGTAACCTTTATACTCCGCGCTTTCACCTTTTGCTTCGATGGAGACAGGGCCGTTAATCGTAATCGTTGCGTTGGTTACAAGGGAGGTATAGGTCTGCCCGTCCTTATCAACGTAGTCGATCATATCAAACGGCTCAAGGTATGCCATTGAAACGACGTCGGCTTGCATCGGGTAGTAGTTGAGTTGCAACCGACCGAGGACGTTTTCGAGCATTCGTTCGTAGTTAAATCTGTTGAAGAACGGATTGTCTTCGAGGTCGAGAACATACCCTTCTGTGCCGTAAAGATAGGTAGATTCGCCCTTGTGTACGCGAATCCCCGTGTAATTAATCGTTCTAAGCGCACGTTCGGACGAGTATCTATCAGAGAGTTCCAGCGTCTGTTTGTTGTCAGCGCTTTGAGGATCGAACCACACAAACTCAAATTCGCGGGTCTGGTTTGCCGCCCTCGTAGTAATCCTAACAGCACAGCCCATGACCTGACAAAGCCATGAGACGATTTGACGATAAGTTACCTTCTGCGGGTTCGTTTCGCCTTCACGGGGTGCAAACGGATCGGTATAGGCAACAGGGTACTTGCTTGCGTTGGCATTGACATTATAAGATGACGTAAAATTCGCACTTTGAATGCATTGCCGGATAGCGTTTCGACAAACATCGAGATAGGACATAGACCAGTCAAGTCTGTTCACGGGATATTCTTTGTCCAGCAGCACCATATCATCAAGGGCGACGCATTCAAAAATGGTGCCGCTCTTTTTCACCGCATCGATCGTGCCGGTGAAAAGCACCATAGTTGCCGTTTCTGTAGTGTGTGGGCCGGTCTGGGCAGGCCATCTCGCCCACGCTGTAATTCTCGCGCCAGCGAGGTCGTCTGCCCCCCAGCTGGAGCTTTCTCGGACGCTGAACGACAGCTGAGACGAGCAGACGCAACCAAGCTCAATATCGTCCGTAGTCGTCCCGGCAGAGTCCAGAACGACAGACCCCTGAACGATCACGTCGTCCAACAGGTTAAACGGTTCGGTTTGCGTGTACTGCGGCCAAACAGTAATTTGACAACTGACGTGCGCACCACGCCGGAGCGCTTCGCGTCCGTCGTATCCTTGCGTATTAAATCTCATTCGGCAATCTCCTTCCCGTTATGTAGTTTTTATCGCGCCGTTTCGGTCGATAATCTTAAACGACAGATTCTGCCACAGTCCCAATCTATGGTTGTACATGGGCGCGGACCGATTGCCGACGTAAAATTCAAGCTGTTTGTAGGTGCCAGCAAGCGCGTCATAATACTGTACGTCAAGATACTCCGGCTGAAAAAGCTGGAGAACCCTTGAGACTGTGGCGTTGTCGATATTGTTCCAAACGAGTTCGAGTGCAACGACCTGACCGATTCGGCACTTATGCATGACGCAGTCTTCGGTTCGTCCCGCGTCCGATTGGGACACGTCCTCCAGCTCGTACTTGTACTCGGAGGGGCAGGGGACCTCCTCCCATTCAGGCGAAAGCGCCCCCGCCGGTTTTACCATTTTTATCGGATTAAAATTCTGATCAGGCATACTGTCACCTCCGATTAAATCGACACGAGAGTCCGTCCGGCGCGGCGATTCATGCGACCGAACGCGCTGAGAATATCGGCACCCGTGATGCCATTGTTGCCGTTCTCTCTCGCGAGGACTGCCAGCTGTTGCAGGAGCTCCACGCCCTGTGCAAGCAAGGCATTCTGCGACGCGTTTGCGGACAGCACACCGAGTTCGACAGCGTCGCGCATCTGGTCGGTATTCATCACGCCGGTCCGGGTGCCAAGATTGGCAACGACCTCGGCACCGGCTTCACCGGCGATAAACGCCGTACCGGAATCAACAATACCGCCCTGTGCCATACGCGGAAGGTAGATTTCGGACAAATAGCCGATGTTGAACCCGAAATGCTTGCCACCGAGAAGGGGAACCCATGACGGCACGTCAAAGGACAGTCCGTTCAGGGCTGTGATGACCCGGTTGATTCCGCGAATCACTCCGTTTGCCATTTTCTCAATGCCGCTCAGAATGCCGTTGATAGGCGTAGCAAGAGCCGTTTTGAGCTTTTCCCAAACTTCAACGACTTTCGTCTTTAGCTTGGTGAAAATGTCGATTACTCCGTCCTTCAGCTTTCGGAACGGTTCCTTGATATTCTCTGGAATTTTGTCTACAATGGACTGAACACCTGTCTTCAGGTCTGTCCAAACCGTTGTCGCATTTTCCTTTGTTCTTGTCCATATATTTGACAAATTCGTTTTAAGAGTCGTCCAGGTTTCCGTGGCTTTATCTTTCGTTTTGGTCCAGATGTTTGTCAGCGAGGTTTTCATGTTTGTCCAAATTTCCTCGCCCTTTTTCTTGAGATTTTCCCAGCTTTTTTGTGCGGATTCTTTGATCGTCGCCCAAGATTTTTGGAAACCCTCTTTGATGCTTGCCATCGTTTTTTTCAGGAACTCTCCGAAGCCGGACCACATTTTTTTGATCCCCTCCCAAACCATCTCAAAATCGCCCGTGAAGACGCCTTTGAGGAACGTCAGGAATCCATCGAGGTAATCAATAACAAAACCGATTACGCCAACAACAACATTTTTGAACACGCTGAACACGTTCATAACGAGATTCTTAAAGAATGTAAAAACAGGTTCAACGACGGTCCAAACCTGTTGGATAACGTCGCCAAGGTTTCGGAAGATATTCTCGATCTCCGGTCCCTTTTCCTCAAAAAGATCGGCGACGTCCTGAAAAGCCAACGACAGCTCGTCGAAAATTTCGACAACGGTATCACCGAGCCATTGGAAAATAGGTTCGCAGGCAGTAAAGAGCGATTCTACGCCAGATGTGATCGGTTTGAGAGCCGCGTCAACCGCCGTCAATCCAGACGACACGCTGTCAAGGATTGCCGGGAGTCCGCTCTGCAAAAACCATCCTGCAATCGGCAAAATCACATTTTGATAAAAACTCGACCCCGCGTCGATCAACGTCCCGAATACGCCCTCAATCGAGCCGAGAAGCCCCTCAAACGAGGTCATAAGCGGCGTCAGGTCAAGAGTACCGACCCATTCCGCTGTCGCCCCCGTGACCTTATCAATCGCACCGAGGAGGTCGTTCCACATATCAAGGATGTGCTGGATGATTTTCTCACCGTTGCCGTTCGCCTTCCATGCCTCGTCGATTTTTTTTGCCAGCCCACCGACAATGTTGTTGATGTTGGTAAAAATCTGCAAAATATGCTCGATCATTGTGGTCCCTGTTCCGTTGGTCCACACATTCGCAAACGACGTACCGATGTCACTGACGAGCGTTTTGATGTTTCCAAAAGCGTCTTTCATCGACTTGATTACATCGGCACCCTTGGTTTCCCAAGCCTCCTTAAAGGGGTCAAGGAGTTTGCCAAAGATGTTCTCCGCGTCGCCAAGATCGACTTCCTCAAACATGGTAGACGCATTCGCACCGCCGCCTCCGGCACCGCCGCCTCCACCATTACCGGAAGAGTTGTCGTTGAGCGGGTTGATTTCGTCAATGCCGAGAATCGTGGCTTTCAACTCTTTCATCGCCGCGTTTGCACCCTTCGCGGCACCGGCAGTCGCGTCGCCCCATTTCACAGGCTGTTTGACGGCTTTTGTCCATGTGGACGCGCCTGTCAGCCTCGCGATGACCATGTTGATCACGTTGAGCAGATCGACAAATTTGTCTACGATAAAGTCTATTGCCGGGGCAAGCGCATTAATCAGGGGCATTGCCATCGCGCCGAGCGAGTTTTTTAGGTACTGCGCACTCGTTGCAAGAGCGTCCATCGATTTGGAAAAGGCTCCACCCATCGCCGCAGAATAAGCATATGCGTTTTGGATGCCTTCTTTAAGCGCGTCCGTGACGGCTTTAATTGCCGACCGAATCAGTCGGTACATCGCGATGCGCTTTATGGTTCCAAACAGCTGACCGAGCTTGCCGGAGGATTGTTTCGCGGAGTCTCCAATGCCCTTGAACGGCTTCGACAGAACCGACTTGATGGACGATCCGGCTTTTTTTGCCCCGGAGGTGATAGATGCCCACAGAGAGGACGATTTCTTGCTGGAGCCGCTTGCAGCGTCGCCTACTTGCTTGATGCTCCGGGCGACGTTCTTCGCTTCGGACGCGGCAGGCTTCATCATTCCGTTGAGCTTCGTGGAGGCGTTGTTCAGCTGAGTAGCAAGCGACCGGGCCTCTGCGCTCGTGGATCCAAAGCCCTGAGACGCGGCGTTCAAGGCGTTCCGCAGTTCGCCGACCTTGCCGCTCTGGAGGGATATCTGCTGATTGAGATAGTATTGCTGTGCAGCGAGACTCCGAGCGCCTGTGCCGAGGATGTTATACGCGCTGTTCGACGCATTGATTTGACTCTGCACGTTTTTCAGCTGCTGGTCGAACTCCCTCACAGCGTTCTGTGCGGTCTGTAATGCCGACTTCCAATTCGATGCGTCGGGCGCGTTTTGTAACGGATTCGGCAGGGGAGTAGTCACGCGCTGCGGTTCGACGGCGACTGTACCGCTCAATTGTTCGGCGTTCGGAGCAGGTTGGCTGCTTGCAGGCTTTTGTGCTGTCGGCATTTTTCCGATGTTGCCGACCGCACCAAGCGCTCCGAGACCGGACGCAGCCTCTTGAAGCTTTGCGAAGTCAACGTCCTTCAAGGACCGAACCGCGTCACCGATACTCTTGATTTTCCCAATTGAAGTCGGGGTGATTTTGATTTGCCCCGCGTTATTGATTTTGGCGATGTTCTCTGCAAGCTCGGACAGCTTGCCTGTGCTTGCGTCTTTAAAACTAGACAGCGCACTGCTGATACTGTCAAGCTGTTTCTTGAGCGCACCCAGCCCACGATTGTTTACGCCTTTTGCCGTGCTGTCAATTTTTTCGAGCGCTTCGACCAGCCCCTCGACCTCCTTGACGGCGCTTTTGGAATCGCCCTCAATTACGATTTTTAAGGTCGAGATCTTGTCATCGGGCATCAGCTATCACCTCGTTTTTGCTTGTTGATCGACATAGCTTTTCCCACAAACAGGTCAAGCTGTTTCTCAAAGTGTTTTTTAGCTTCGGCTTCCTTGCGATCTTCTGCTTTGTTTGCCGTAAGCGGAAACGGCTGGTCAAGATACGGCTGGGGCTTCGTAGCCTTTGAAAAGGCGTGAAGAATCGGAGCCACACTGCACAGCGCCGCATAGAAATAAGCGCCCTGCGTCCACATTTCCTGATTTCGCCGTTCATTTTGCATATCGAATGCCTTGCGGTAGTATTTGGTCAGCACGACATCTCCATTCCAATACTGGTCGTATGTCATGCCGATGGACAAAAAGAAGGGTAAGTACTCCTCAAATGTCCGGGTATAAGAAACGGGGGCAGGGGTCGATGCCCCGCCCCCGTCGTGGGTAGCAAAACCCTCGCTTACCAGCTTGCGACCCAGTCGGCGTTTCCCTCGTCACCTTCATCGGGTTCGGCCATGAGCGCCTCAATCGGTTCGTTGAACATCTCCGCAAGCGCCTCAAGGAACTTGGGCTTGTTTTTGATGGAGCGAAAGATCGCGTCGATCTTGTCCTGCTTCACGAAACGATGATGCGCGAGAAACGCACCGGCGAAAAGTTCCGGCAGAGTAGACATAGGCTTCGATGTGATTTCGTTCGCGTCAAAGCCTGCCTTCTCCATCTGGCTGATGGTCTGCCGAGTGTACTCAAGCGTGTACTCGGATTCGATGCCGTTGTCGTTGTACTTGATTTTAAGCTGTTTTGCCATTGGGTTCCTTTCTCTCCTGATCAGGAGAACGAGATAACAGTGGAGGGCATGATCGTGATGGTCATATCAACGACCTCATTAACGCCCTTTCCGGGGACGAACACGGAAAGCTTCCCCTTGAAGGAGAACTTGCCGTTAGAACCGTCGGGAGTGACCACGCCGCCGGATTCGGTGCCGCCGAACCACACAGCGTAATCCTCCTCGGTGTCCTTGAGCGCTTCAAGGGCTGTGTAGTCGGCCTTGGTGTAGTTCGCCGTGAAGGTGAGAGCCTCCTGAGACTGAATGCCGGGGATGTAGGTACGCGCACCGTCGGACTGTGTCGTCGTCTCTAAGGACTCGGGAGTCCCCCCGAGGTCTCCGAACTCTTTTATATCGAGGACTTTTTCGTAGGTATCGCCAGTACCCTTCTTCATGAGGAAGGTTTTGTAGGTGGAAATTGCCATTTATATCATCTCCTGTAAATGACTAAATCTTTTGACACGACAGCTTCGTAACGGCTCACGAGCCTGTACCGCGTCGCGTCATTGCCGTTGACCGGCATACACATCGTGCGCTGGAAACCGAGACGGTTGAAAGCAGCGTCCACGGTTCGCTGAATGGATTTCGCTTGTGCCTTCCGGGTGTTCGTGGTGTTTGCGAAAATATTCACCTCAAACACCGCGACGCAGAAGTTTTCGATTTCATCGCCGTCCGCACCCTGCCGATATGGATAGCAATCGGACATTTCTATGAAAACAGCGGGGAAATCGCTTGGGAGCAGTTCAAGCACACCGGACACGGTGGCGTCGCGAAAGTTCTCTTTGACCGCATTGCGGATGACTGTATAGACAGCATTTTCCGGGTCGATCATGCGAAAACCTCCTTTGCGATTTTTAAGATCTGCTCTTGCATATCTTTGGATGCTTGGTACATCACTCGATTCGGCGGGTTACCGTGAGTGCGGATGTATCCGGGGTGCTTCTCGTCGGGTTCACCGTTCGTGCCGGGGTCGCCGATGTACCGCCACGAATCCAGCTTGCCGAGATGGTAACCGTAGCCGCCTCTCGTGTATCCGAATTCACTGGCAAGTTCGTGCTGTTCGGAATAGTGAACGCCAGTACCAAACTCAATGAAGAGAATGGTGGATCCTTCGTACCCGATCTCAAGCGTCGTGTCAGAAATCCACGCCGGTCCGGTCGGGTAGTCATCCTTTGAACCATCGTACTGCGCTTGCATATACCGTGTATTGGCAGTATTAATGCCTATCTGTGCAAGCCTGTCCATGAGGTCGTGCAGCCTGTCTTCAAGCGACTTTTCATAGGCTTTGAGCTGCCGGATAACCTCGGCGACGTTGGTCGTGATTTTCACGTCACCGCCACCCTTTCAAGCGCGATTGCCGTGAAATTGTGCGACTTGGCGATCCTGCGTACGATATGGTCAAACTTTTGGTTAAACACGCCCGGACGGGGTAGATTATTGATAAAAAACACGGTTTGCGGCTGAACGGCACCGTCTGCGTCGCTGTTTTTCATAATAACGACGCGGTCATACCGCTCGTCCTCGCCAAACATCTCGTTGACGATTCTGCCCGTCGGTTCGGACACGATTGCATCGACAAAAATCGGAATATCGTACTGAACTTCGCGCTCGCCGGTGTAATTCCCATCCTCGTCGGTCTGCTCCTGTACTCCGCTCATCGGTCGGCAGAATGCAATCAGTTGTGTGTCTCGTTTCAGCAGGGTCATTTTTATCCCCCCAAAACGCGCACGAACGGCGTGACGCGTCGAAGCATTGACGCCGGAATAGACGCGCTCTCATAAGACCGGCTCGTGCCGACCTCCGAGTGCGAGATCTGCCCCTCCGCGCCGCGCTTATTGAGGAGGTAGACCGCGCACTCGATGACAACGCTGTCATACTTTGACGGAACATCGAAGTCCTCCAGGTTGACCTCGCACGGGTAGAGCCTGTCAAGCACGGCTTCCGTCGCCATTGAAAGGTACGCTTCGATAAGGTCATTGTCTCCCTCGCCGGTCGCGTCCTGAATGACTCGGATTTTTTGCTCGTCCGTCATGTGCGGTCTCCTCCTTTAAGTGTTAAAATTGGGTCAGGTCGCGTTCGCAAGCGGTTTCATGTCGATGTAGGACTTCTCGTCGCTTTGGATCTTAAGCCGATATGCCGTGAAAGACGATCCAGTATAAAACATCCCGTTCGCGCAGACGAACGAATTTACCACGTCGATATTGTCAACAGCCGCACGTAACTTCTCGCCAGTCGGCAGCGTTCCAGTAAAATAGACGTTGGGAGTCTCTGAAAGAGCCGCCGTGATCGCCGCATAGGTCACGCCCGAATCGGGTGTTGCAACATAAGTTCCGGGATCAGAGCCAGCCGCCAAAGCAAATCCAAACTCATAGGTCGGTTTGAGGTTTTCGGGCAGAGAGGCTTTCGCCCACGCGCCATTAACGACCATCAGTACATCGCCGTTGTCATCCGAGGAGACAGAGGGCAGTTCTTTCGTAGGATCGGCTTTATCCCACGATCCTGCGACCACGGTCAGCACCTTGCCATTATCGGCAGAGGTTACTTCAGGTAAATTGCTGCCACTCGGCTCGGAGACCTTTTTGAGGATTTTGACGGTCTTGTTGGAAAGGTCGGGGGTGTCGGACTGGACGAGAACGCGCCCTCTTTCGTCCTCCCACGCAACCATCACAAGAGGTTCGTCGAGATTGACGCGAGACGGCACTTCGGCATCAAACTGTACATTAAATCCAATAAGCGGCGATCCTTCTTCACCCTGCACCATCGTACTCGGATTGCTCTCGTCGTTGAGATAGTAGGTCTCGGATTCGCTGATTTCGGGGACATTCTCAGCGACAGCCTCGTAAGAGTACTGCCCCTCCTGTCCTTGCATCTTCCCGACCTGAATCTCCGCCACGGTCTCATAGGTCTCGGACGAGCCACCGCCGTTCTGGACGGCCTCTTTGACAAAGGCAAGCGAACGGGAACTTACGGGAATGTCTTCACCGGCAAGAATCGCCTCGATTTGATTGTTAGGAGTAAGTGCCATTTATATCACCTTCCTTATACAATCAGCCGCATCAGGCGGTGAGGGTCATCTCAACGACCTTGGTGTCATCGACCAGCGCGGCAAGGAAGTACTTGCGCGTATACACCGTATTGGTACGGGTGTTCGCGTCGGCGGCAGAGCGGTTGAAAATAGAGGACTGTTCGACCTCGGTGCCGTCCTTCAGGAACAGCTTGACCGCCTCGCGGGTAGCCACGATGATCTTGCCGTCGGTGGCCCGCTTCGTGGTGTACAGGTTCACACCGGCTACCGTGCCGATATAGCCGGAGCGGGAGAACGCCTCGACATATTTGAGGTCATCCTTCAGAGCCTTGCGGACCTTCGCCTTATCAGCCGGAGAGACAAACGCGAAGATTTCCTGATCTTCGGGATTTTCGAGATTCATGAGCGCGACCGCGTCCACGAAAGCGTCGAAATCGAAGAACTGGGGAGTAGTCTTCAGCGTAGCCTTCTCGTACTCAGCGTAGATGTCGTCCTGGAATGTGTTGTACAGATCCACCGCGCCGTGACGAACGCCAGTGACAACGATGAGGGGATCGGTCATGGCTTCCTCGTCCTGATAGACAAAACGGTTCTGAGCCAGCTTGATCTCATACTCGTGGGGCGTAAAACCGGCGGTGATGGTCTCGGTGTTGCCTTCGCCGACGCCGAGGATCTCAGTGCCGTTGGTGGCAGAATATCTGTTGATAACGCGCTTCATGCCGGGAGTGCCGTCAAGACCTCTGTCAACGGTCACAAAACGCTCAAGGTCGAGCTTGGAGGTCAGCTGGTCTTCGACCTCATTGCTCAGAAAAAAGTTCGCATAAGGGGTGTTGGGCATTTTATTTCCCTCCTAAAAGTTGTTTATATGCTTCGGGATTTTTCTGCACCCAGTCTGCACGTTCGGCAACAGACATGGAATACAGCTTTTCTTTGGTCATTTCGGTCATGCCGGTTCCCGCAGGCGGCACAGGAGTCCCGTCGAGAAGCGTGGATTTCAGCTTCTTGTCATGCTCCTCCAGAAATGCTTTTTGATTCTTAAAGACCGTCGTGAGGTCGCCCTCTGCCATCGCGATTGCGGTAGCCTGCGCAAGTTCCGCAGAGTAACCGAGCGCCACGAACTGCTCCTTGTGCTTTAACGTGGTCAGTTCTTTTTCCAGCGCGGCGTTGCGTTCAAGGACGCGTTTCTGTTCATCCTCGCGCTCCTGTTTGGCGCGTTCCTCCTCGGTGAGCAGCGCGGAATGCTTGCGCTTCCACTCAGCAGCCTCTCCGTTTGCCTTCGTGACGGCATTCTGGAGGCGCTGCAACTCAGCCGAATGGTCTTCAAAGTTGTAGTTTTGCAGGGCTTCGAGCTTCTGCTCGGTGGTCATGTTTTCATAACCTTCGATTTTGTCAGTAGGGATAGTGGGCATCGTTTTGCTCCTTTCGCGTTTGTTAAGGCGGTTCCCTCCGCACAGATTTCTGTTTTTGGTCGGCTTGTCTGCCGTTCGCGTTTTAGACTCTTCCCTGAGTAAATATAAAAAGGACTAAGCGCGATAGATTAGTCCCAGTTGACTGTGGCCCGTCATCCGATTATGGCGGTCTCTATTCGTTTGTGACGTTTAATCTCAACGACAACGAGCTTACCGTTCACTCGTTTTAACTCGACCGTGTTGCCTTGCTTCAGGATTCGGTCGATTTCCCGAAGAACGGCAGGGGAAAACGTCTCCGATGTCATTTGATGTCTCCCTTCAGCACAGGTTCCAGAAAGCACCGGCAGCGCGGATGCGGCTTGTTCGGGACACTTGTTATCTCATACACGTTCCCGTCAAGCGCTCTGCATTCCGCACAAGTTCGGCGGTCAAGGATTGCGTTCCAACGTACAAACCGAACGCCACGGTCTATCATGGCTTTCTTGTTCGCCTCATCCGTTGCGTTGTCAAGCGCCTGCACGGAGATTCGGAAAAGTTCGGTCGCCGCCTTTTTCGCCTCTTCGCGCCGGTCTTCGGTAACGGTCATCGCCTCATAGACCTTTGCACGGCGGCGCTCGATCTCCGGTCGAATCGCGTATTTCAGAACAGGATCCACCCTGTTGAGAAGTGTATCGATAAACAAATAGTCGATCTCGTCTTCCTCGAACGGGTCCTCCGGCTTTAGTCGTTTCAGGATCTCAATCAGCGTTTCGTCCGCTTCATTCGGATTCAGCTTGTTCGCTTCCTTGCGGATTTGCCGCGAAACGGACGCGTAGGTCTTTCTTGCCGTGAGGAGCAATGCGTCACGCAGCGCTTTGTAGGAGTCCCGGTAAATCGCTTGGAGCATGAGAAGCAGTTCAAGCAAATCTTCATCGTCGCTCACTCGCCGAAAATATCGGAGATAAAGTTTCGCGAGGGCCGCAGCGCTTCGGTCTGCGTATCTGTACATCAGGCGACTCCTTCCTCGGCTTCAAGGGCAGCATTGCTGTCCGTATCGTCGTTTACCGCGTCAAGCAGACCCTGTTGCTCTGCTTTCAAGGTCTCCTCGTAATACGCCATGCCCTGTTCATACGCCAGCTGCGGATTATAAAACAGTCCGCAAGTTTCATACGCAACCTTCGGCGCGATCTTGTTCTCCTTGAGCATCGAGATCAGGACGTTCGTCTTTGTCGCTACGTTGTCGTAGAACCGGCGCGTGAACCGAATATCCACATCCTCGACCTCAAGCGACCCCTTGCCCCTGAGTCTCATCAGGTACAGCATCAGGTCGAGCGCCTCGATCTCAGAAGCCCGGAAATAATCCTCCGTGGTCTGAGCCTGTGCCTCCGCAGACTGCCAGCCGTCGCGAAAAATTACGGCGCTTCCGGTATCGGACGTACTTGACCCGCCGTTTCGGTTCGGCATTCCGCAAATCGTAAGAATGCCGTCGTACAGGTCATCCACGAGAGCTTGCGTTTGCGTTTGATTGAGTTCTTGTGTGATGTACTTTACGTCGCCGTCAGCCGGACATAGAATGCCGCCCTGCTTCAACAGCTTCGCGTAATTATCATCGTCGATGTCCACGCCCTTCATGACGAGAAGGGATTGAATAAACTGTGCAACGCCCTCGGCTCTGTTTGTTTCGACGTCATTGATGGTGTCCAGCAAACTAAGAACGATTTCAAAAGCGCCCAGTCGCGCCATGTTCGCGGGGTATTCATAGATCGGCACCCTTTCCAGCATATGCCTCTCTGCTCTCACGATAACGCCATCAAGGACCTCGATATAGAGACGGTCGGTATAGCAGCAGTACCGCAGCGCTCCGTTTTCCTCTGGCACGATGTAAACGCCGAGGAGGACTTTCTTTCCGAGACCGCTGTACCGCACGACAAATGCGTTTCGCGGATCGAGCGTGTCGATTTGGAACGGGATCCTGTCCTGTCCACCTCGCGGCAGTACGATACGATACGCAACGCCGCAGACGGTAAACCATTCGGCAAGCTCCCGGTCCTTCGCGATTTTATTTTCGCGATAGAGATAGTCGTTCAGCAGGGAGATTTCTTGGTCGTTCGCAGCCTCGCCTCTCCCGATATACTGAATCGGCTTCCCCACGAGATACCCGACCTTGAATGTCACGATTTCGTTCGCCCGGTTCATCACGACGTGGGACAAAATGTCATCCCTGATCGTTTTCGTCCGGGAAAGAATCGGCTGATTCCCCTTGTAGTATTCGTACAAGTAGGTAATATCAGACTGATTCAGCGCGTGTACGTTGATCGCGTCTTGGAGGACTTCCAGGATATTCGATTCGTCGATAACCGCCTGATTCGTAAAAATCTGTCGGCGACCGAAAAGGTTCAATCGCTGTTCCGTGTCGATCCCTCCCAAAACAAAAAAATCCGATATCTCTATGGTAAATACTACCACAAGTCGCGTAGGAATGTCCCGACAAAAAAAAGAGGGCATATTGCCCTCAGAAAGTACGCTTGAATATTCTCACTTCGGCTTTATGATAATTGAGCATATCAACCGCCATAGCCAACGAATCGGGAGCGTCATCATGCTTATTTTTTCCAGTAATTTTGAAACTATATACATTCTGTAAAAACCTTTCATACTCCTTTGGTCTCCTCCCGCTTTCCAAGAAAATGAAACGTTCGCGAATGTCCGGTGCCGCCGCGAAAATGCGCACCTCTTTTGCTTTGTTTGTCGGTGCCGCCTTGCTCGTAACGGTAGCCTTATATCCCTCCGACTTGAGGATTTCACCGACGCCGTCCTTATACGCCTCTGTCATCTTGGTCGCCTCGAAGCGCAGTTCCTTTACGCCGTGAACCATCGCGGTGTGCGCTATGATAGGCTGTGTTATGCCCTTTTCGCCGTCATTGAAAACGACGTCCGGCACGAAGATATCGTCCCCGTATTGCAGACAGACCGGCGAAGCTGTGAAGTCCCCGCCGCCGAAAGCCGGGTCGATTGCCATGAAAGCGCGGTCAGGTTCTCCGTCAGGCAACACTCCGTTGTAATACCTCAGGTCGTCCGGTTCAAACAGCGTCCCTTCGCGCTCAATAGGTTCGCCCATATACTGCGCAAGCCATGACGCCGCGTCATTGTTTCGTTCAAACGAAGCCCGTCTGCGTTGATAATACAAGGTGTCAAATCCAACGCCATACGGATAGTTGAAATTGCTTTCATCGTTTTTATCGAGCGCAGGCAGATTGATGACTTTGAAACGGTAGCCCTTGTATTTTTCGTCGTTTGTCAAAATGTCCATGCGGATGCCTGCAGGGTCAATCATGCTCCAACGCGTACCGATCCAAAGGTATTTGGTCTTGCCCTTTCCACGAGGGATAAGGTTATTATCCACCTTCGTCCACTTCGACATGAGCCGGTCCTTCGACAGGGCTTCCTCGATGCCGCTGACGAGGTCGTCCGAGATGATGACGCCGTCCTGCGCATCACAGGCCCCGTTGATCGTGCCGTCAATGGAGCGGCACGTCAAGGTCGGATAATGTTTTCGCCTCTTGATGTCAATTGTTTCGTCCGCAGCGTTCGTCCGCACAATCGGGCTTTCCGGGAACACCTCGCCATAGAGATAAGTGTCCTTGTCCGTCATGACCTCAAGTACGCCGTTATAAAACGCCTTTGTGATAATGTCCGTATACGATGAGTACAGATTCGGATGCTCCGGGTCGCGTCCCATTAGCCACGCCACATAAAATATCATGAGTGTCGATTTGCCAACGCGGGGAGGCATCGAGAGGAACAGTTCGTCAAGTTCGTCATTGGTCAGCGCCTGCAATGCGTCAACGACTTGCTTTAAGACGGCTCGGCGCGGCTGATAGAATCGCTTCTCAGGATCTCGGTTGATCTCAATGTACAGCATAAACGCATCGAGCGAGTCCGGCGCGTCCAATAAAAGCGATCGCTTATACAACGAAAAGAACGGCTCAACGTCCTTAACCTTGGGCATCTGCCGCGTAATGCAGTCACGCAGCCACCCATTGAGCCGGTGCGTTTCCTTTGGTTCGGTCTTGATCGATTCGCATAGAAGCGTGAACAGATCCTCGTATGCCGTGATGTCGTTCGGCTTGTTCCGTATGACCGCGCAAATCGTTTTGATTACTCTGTCCATTACCAGCGCACTTCGATTCCTTTCTTCCTTGGATTGTCGCTTAAATACAAGACCTGAGGACGAGCCGTCACGGACGGCAAAAGCATTTTTTGCAAGGCATAATCTCCATAGGACTGCCACGCCACGCACGATACGACAAGATAATCCTGTAGAGTCACGCGATTGTTTTGCGTGTCCATGACGATGCGGGACGGTCTCGTCACGGTGCCTTTATGCGTGTGGCCAACGACAATGCAGTCCGCATTGAGGATGTTGCCCCACCGTTCATTCCGGTTGACGGTCGCCCCGGTCATCCCACCGCCGCTGCCGTGAGTGACCGCGAAGGTATAAGCCACACGCCCCTGGTCGGCATACTTCTCGCTGCTGTATTTCACGCCGACAGAAATCTTGAGAAAAGCGGCATTCTGTCTGTACACGTCCTCAAGATCCAGTTTGCAGGCGATATCGAACGTGGGGTCATCGTCAGCGTCCTTGAGAGACCGCCGCTCGTGATTTCCCGATGTGATGCAAAGCACCCTGTCCCGCAACGGCATGAGGCACTCCGTCATGTACTTCTTTTGGGACATCGGTCGCAGAAAATCATCGAAAGGCGATCCGCACGAACTGCGGGTATTGTTGTTGATCAAATCCCCGTCAATGATCAGGTACGCGTCAGGATCAGCCAGCACGGTCTCGCAGAATTTCTCCCACTCCTCATGCTGATGATTGATTGCCCCGAAATGAATATCGGCGATTGGATAAATCTTGATAGACTTATCAAACCGCCGGACGATCATGTCAAAATCACTTTTCAAGGTTTCCCCCCTCGCTGACCGCGAAAGGTCAGCTTTATTTTAATGCTCCGGCTTTCATCGCCATCGCCATCCCGTATGAGATGTGCGCTTGACCGTTTCGCCGTCTTTCTGCGTCATTCTTGGCGTATTCGTCAATGCCCTTGCTCTTCCCCTTATATCTATTTTCGTATCGCTCCCGAACGCCTCGAGCATTGTATTCGTGCGTATCATATTTGCCGCCGACAATGAGAGTCGTCTTGTGGTGCTTCTTCGCGTCCTCGTCCCGGCAGTCCTGACACAGCTGCGTGTAGCTCGACACGATCCCGGTCCTTCCGCACCGCTTGCACACGATCTCATGCGGATTCAAAAAATACGCCTCGCGGCATTCCTGTGAGCAAAAGCGCTTCAAACCGCTTCGCTTGAACTCTCCTCCGCACTGTGCGCAACGAACCATCAAAAACCCTGATTTCTGCTTTATCTCGGTTCGTTTTTATGGGAAGGAAAAGAACCGGTAAGAAAACCTCCGTGGCACCGATGAATGGATTCGCACCATTCCCGCCGGAGTCAAAGTCCGGTGTGCTACTTCTACACCACATCGACATGGTGGGCGGTTTTCAGAGTCGCCCAGCTCCACCAGAAAGGAAAGAAGAGGAAGAAAATGAGGAGAAGTCATTCCATAGCGGTCCGGGGAACTTCCAACGAACCGCTTCGCCCGTCTTTGCACAACCGCGCCTAGGGAGATGGACAACCCCGGAGACGTAAAAATAGTCTCAGTTGGAGCAGGGAGACGGATTCGAACCGCCATGAGTGCATTACAAATGCACCATACTACCGTTGTACGATCCCAGCATTTCCCGCCCTGCCGCAAGGCCACGAACGGCAGAAACGGGGTTGGAGAAAACATTTCGCAGCCCATTGCACGGAGATGGGCGGCTCCGCGCAAGAGGTATCAAAGGGCTACACTTACATTCTATAGGACGGGTTGTCGGTTTGTTCCGACAAGTCGCGGTTTTCGCCGCGTCAGCCTGCACCTGTCCAGTCGATACGCTGTCCGCAACACCCGCAATACGCCGAGAATCCGGTCAGCTCGGTCTGACAAACAGGACATTCAATGTCCTGTTTTCTCCGATTCGGGACTTCCGGCAGCTGCTTCTTCAACGCTCCTAACAGCGTCATCGAAACCTCCGGCTGCTCGATCCTGATGTCTATGCTCTGCTTCACCGCGCTCATCGCTTTCTCGATTCTTTCGATATAATTCATTCCAACACGCTCCAAATTAAACTTTTTCAAGGGACTTTTCACCGAACGCCGCAACTTTTTCAAGCGACTTTTCCAGCCGACTTTTCCAACGAGTTCGACCCGTTTCTTCACTTCATTAAGCCGTCATTCACAAAATTCGCCCTTTTCTTGCAACGAATCACACTTTTTCGGCGCGATTCCCTTAATTCAACTTTACTCCCGTCCGCGTCCATCTGTCCCGACAAATTTACATCGCGGATTACAAAGCCGTATTATGCATTGAGTGTGAAGATTCTGCCCGGCGCGACCTGATCGCCACGACGCGGCATTTCCGTTACGACTTGATCAGTCTGTATTTGCACAAAATCGGCACTTTGTTACTTTTCGTGCCATTATAGTGCATAAAAAATTAAGGAGTCCCGTTTGAGGACTCCCTTTTTTGTTTTTGGAAAATTTTTCGGGGACGAGAAAATCGTCACAGGCACCCGATTGAATGCCAGTATTCGAGCGCGTGTCTACGCATCTCAATCGGCACGTTCGGGAAAGTCAATGCTTGCTTCAATGTCAATCCGTGGTCGCTCATCCTCTTTTGGATCGCGGCAAGCGACTTTCCATATTCGGCACACCACTCGCTCACAGGTCTTGAAACACCGTCAATGCACCATTGCTTCTTCGGCAGACTTCTTCGGAAATTGCCGACCTTTTCGGCGTACTCGCTGCTACCCATCGTGTTGTAACTTCTGCCGTCATATGCTCGAATCAATTCTCTTTCGACATTAAGCACTTGCGTTTGGTTTTCTACGGTCGGTTCGAGCTGAAGAACAATTTCCTTCTTGATGTTTTCCCATCCGAACCGGCGAATAGCGTCAGCGATCTTCGGCGTGGTGTACTTCTCGCCATCCTTTGCCCACCGCGTCTGCGTGTCGCAAGTCGAGCCAATATAAACATATCCGTCCGGGAATGTGAATTTGTAGACGATTGTTCGCAGTTTCATCTCGCAATTACTCCTCCGTTTCTTCGGTGAGAATCGGTTCGTGCGTCACTTCGGACGTGCCGCTCTTGCCATATCTGTAAATTCCCCGATAAACATCTTCATTGTTCAAAATGTTCTGCACCGCCGAATGATGGAACAGCCCGCCCTTCTTCGTGCGGTATCCATTCTCGTTGAGTTTCTCCGCGATCCCGACGAGCGTCTCTCCGTTCTTGCGAAGATCAAACACAAGCCTTACGATTTCGGCCTCTTCGGGGACAATGATGAGTTCTCCGTTCTTTGCCTTGTACCCAATCGGCGGCTTTCCTCCGGCATAACCACCCTTGTTCGCTTTTGCCTCCCTGCCCATCAACGTCCGCATCTGAATGTTCTCGCTTTCCATCTGATTGAACGAGGAAAGAATACCAATCATAGCGCGTCCCCACGGCGTGGAAGTGTCAAGCGTCTCATTCAAACTGACAAGCGCCACATCGTTCTTCAGCAGCACGTCCTCGATAATCGTCATCGTATCCTTCTGCTTCCTTGAGAGCCGGTCAAGTTTGTAAACGACGACCGCGCTCACTTTCCCGTCCTTAATCGCAGAAATAAGATCGTTCAATCCGGGGCGATCCATCGTGCGACCGCTTACTCCGGGGTCAGACCAAGTGCCGACATACGCCCAGCCCTTCGACTCAATCGCGGCCTTGCACATACGCTCCTGCTCCGCAATGCTATACCCCTCTGCGGCTTGCTCCTGTGTGCTGACCCTTGTGTAAACTGCGGCATTCTTCATCTCAAACATCGTTTCCATTCCTTTCAATTTCGCTTTGCAGTTACTATTATATGCTACTTACTATTATTTGTCAAGCGGTTTTTGTAAATTTCCCCTTTTTGTTTTGAAAAGTGCTGAGAGGACTCACCCCGACCTGGAATCCGATCCGCATATACCCCGGACCGGTGGACGCGGCCACCGATCCCCGGGAACCGATGGACCGTCAAAAAAAGCCGGGGAAAGCCGGACGCGATCCCCGATCCGGGCGACGTGGGGACCGGGGACCGGGGATAAAATCCGAACGACGGACGCGGAGACGCGGGAAAGCCGGACGCGCTGCGCGTTTTTTTAATGAATTACTATTTTTCTTAAAAATCGGTAACTTTCCTATTGACTTTTACCATTATATAGTATATAATAGTAACTGTAATAAATGAAATATGCGATCCCGGCTCGATCCGGGACGCGGGACGGCGGCCCCGTCCAGAAAGGAAAAAATTATGAAAATTGAACTTGCAATGACCACCCTGAAAAAGATCTACGGGAACGTGTTTTGCACCGGCTACTGTGATCTTCAAAAAATCATGCAGCACTACGAACCGTCCTTTTATAACGCAGGCGTATATGGCTGGAACAATGATACATATGTAATTTATGCCGACGGACAAAGCGTCGCGATTTCGACCGGATACCGTAACACGCGCGGGCCGTTTATTCACCGCGAAGAATTGGAGCCCTTCAACGCCGCAGCCGACGCCATCGAAGCAAAATACAAAGGGCAATTTAGCGAAGAAGCCTACGACCAGAAGCGGAACGAATATGCCGCACTGCGTGAATCGTTCACAGCTTATCTTCTGAATAGGTAAAATAGAAAAGCCGGTCCGGCGGCTTTAAATAGGGTTTAGGCCGGACGCGTTAAGCCGGGGATTATTTCCCCGGTTTAGGTACCATAAAACAGAGATTTTTGAGGAGGTGCAAAAATTGACCTTGCAAGCGCCCGGACTCGGGCTTGATATCCTGAACCAAACACATACACTAATAGCCGGAACTACTGGTTCCGGCAAAAGCGTTCTGCTGGATCAGATTTTGTATTGCTTTTTCTGCGATCCGTCCCGACGCGGGGCCGTCCTGATTGACCCGAAGCGGGTCGAATTAAGCCGGTTCAAGTCGTGGCCGTCGGTGTGGGCTTGTGAGTCCGAGCCGGACAGGATTGTATCCGTTCTGCGCTCCGTCCTTGATTTGATGGACCGGCGCTACATCGAAATGCAGCGAACCGGCGACCGAGACTACACCGGCCCGGCTTGCTATGTCGTGATAGACGAGCTTGCCGATCTAACCAACACGCCCGACTTTCTGCCCCTTCTGGTGCGGCTGGGGCGGCTCGGACGCGCTGCCGGGATCCACATTATCGCGGCGACTCAAAGCCCAGACCGCAAGACGATCCCCGCGCAACTGCAACAGAATTTCCCGGCGCGGGTTGCGCTTCGGTGCCGTGACCGGATCGAGTCAAGGCAGATTCTCGGCGCGCCCGGTGCGGAGTTTCTGCCGAAATACGGCAAAGCCATGTATTACACGCCCGACACGCTTCAGCCCGTCATGGTGGACGTGCAGCAGATCCAGCCGGAACAGTGGCAAGCCCTGAAACAGTTTCACAATATCACATGACCGCCGAAAACGGCGGTCTTTTTTTGTCTCGATTCGCGCCGCATCTCATAACATCGCCAAAATTGCCCCTATTTTGCGTTTTCGCGTTTAAAGTATAGTTTGACGGCAAACAGGCGAAACACGAAGCAAGGCGGCAAAACGGCAAAGAAAGAGGCATTGCAGACTACTTGTGACTTGCGACCACCACCAAAACGAAACAAAGCGACCGCAGAGGAGGAGCTTTCCCCTGCGGTCTTGTTTTTGTTCATGCGTTCGGTCCTTCTGCGGCTTCATCGACGAATTCGACCTCAATCGCATCAAACGGGCTTTCTGCCTCAGGCAGCGCCGGTGCGACCACAGAATCAAGGTAGCGTTCGCGGATCTCGGCGGGGTCGCCGTTCTGCATCGGGTCGCCCTGAGAAACGACGATTTCCTGCTGATCCCGATAGCCCAGAGTGTTCTTCATAATGAAAATTCCACTCACCGGATTGATCTTGCCGTTCTGCATATAATCTACCATCAAAGTGTCCAAAACTTGACGGGCTTTTTTTAGCACTTTAACCGAATCCGGGTTACCCCTCTTCACACCATTACAAAGCATATAGAGATAAGCGCGGTCGATACCAAGAGCAAGGGACAAAGCAGCGAGAGACGGTTTAGCGTCATCTTCTGCGGCCATTCTGAAATAAGTCTCGCACCGCTCTTCGACTTGAGCCGGGTCGCTCATTTCGATTTTGGGCAATGAAGCCAGCCGCATTGCATGGCTGATATACTTTGTGTTGTCTCCGGGAGCAGGATTGAAAGTCGAGTCAGGCCGTTTTCTGCCGAATCTGCCGTGTTGTTCTGTGCTTTCTGCGATTTCTTCAGGAGATAGACCTTTTTTCGCGCCGTTAAGGATTCTTTCGGTTTCGGTCATTGGGCTTTTTCCCTCCCTTAAAAATGGTAAAAAATGGCATTTTCCATACTACATTTATGATTCTTTCTGAATTCATCAATAATATATATGGTAACGTGTGGTAGCGTCACGAAGCGGCACCGTCCTTCTCTTCAATGCTTTTACGCCCGGTGATTTCAGCATTCCACGCTGCGACGTCAACGCCTGTTTCTTCGAGGAGCTTCAGACGGCAAACATACGCCGTATCATTGCCCATCTGGTATTTTTGCCGCAACTCTTCATAGTGAGCGCGAAAATTGTCATAAAACCGTCTGAGTCGAGCCGCACCAAATCCCTCCGTGTGATGCAGTACCCAGAGAACGATACCGTCAAAGTCCACGTTCAATGCGTCGTGCTGTTCAAATACGGCTTTCTTCGCGGCCATGTCGATTGCTTCGCGGGTCTCCTTAGAGAGTCGTGCGTCTAGCTTAACCTTCATTGTTTAATACCTCCTTATCGCAAAATAAGCGTTTCTGTGAGTTCGGACATCTCGTCGCGGATGTCATTTGGTTCGACCTTTCTGCTGGCACACTTTCTGCGTTTTAAGCAGTTCAGTTCGCGACATTGTTTCAGGAGCAGGCAGTCAGCACATTGCTCCGGGATCGTGTCGGCACAGGTCATGTTGTGTAATATCATTGTCTAAATACCTCCTCATTTCGGCAGAGCTTTTCAACGAGCCGTCGGTCAGTCTGTAAAACCTCACACAGCCGCGCAAAATTCTTTTCGCGGGGCAATGAGATTCCAGTCGTCCAATGGCTGACGCACCCGGACGATACACCACAGTATTTTGCGACGTCCTCCTGAGAGATCCCGAGGTCACCGATCCGCTTCAACATCCACGTCCTGAACGGTGATCCGAAAAACGGGGTCTTACTCGTGAGCTTGTCTTGTAATGCTTCGACCTCTTTCACGAGTTTTTGAATGATCTCTCCCTGTTTTTTTACGGCTGCACAAAGCCGCATATAGTCATTTATGGGGATCTCCATTGTTTTCTCCCTTCTGTTTATTCTTTACTATTACTAAGTCGTATCCGAGAGAGCGCAGACCGCAGATAAAATCGAGATCGCACAAAAACGAGCAGCCGTATGAGTAATCATAAATAGTCGTTCTATGCTTGTTAAAGTCGTTTGCAATTGCGCTGATGGGTCTTTTCCCCATCTCTTTGGATAAAATATCTGCCAATTGTTCAAAAACCAACAGAATCACCTCATTGTGTTGTTTATCTGTTACCACTGTTACCACCTAAAATAGCTTGGTGGTAACACATTTGGTAACATGGGTTTTCCCTTATATATCAAGGGATTTCGGGTTTTAAAAATGCCTTGTTACCACTGTTACCACCAAATTTACATTCTTTCAGGCGAAACAATATATTTTTTGTTCGGTGAGTGAAAAAATATTTTTTTCTCTATATAAGCGTGATTTTTTTTGGTAACAGTGGTAACAAACAATTTTGACCCACCGAAAACCGTTGCTACATAAGGGAAAAGTGGTGTTACCACCAGCCCGAAAAAAGTGGTAACAAGGTGGTAACAAAACGGGGTTTTGTGGTAACAAAATCGGGTCAAAACGGGAAATCATCGTCTTCTGTGGCGTAAACAAGGCTGTCCTCGTTCTGCCGGATCACAGCGCATCGGACAAGCCCGTCCTTGATTCTCGTTGGGACTGTGTTGTGTTTGCCGTTGGTCTTGAGGTGTCCGCGCCGGTTCGCCCAGGACAGAAACGAGTTGGAGTTGTACCCGGCGTTGCTGAGTTCCCGGTCGAAGACGGACTTTATTATATAAATGTATCCTCCTTCAATCTTGCCCCAAATTTCGCCGACGTACTCACCGTATTTGTCCGGCACGAATCGAGCCTTCTGCCGCACTACAAGCTCGTTGATGTACTCGTAGGTGCGCTGATTGAGATCGACCTCGTCGCGCTTTGCCATGATCTCGGACAGGTCTTCAATGGTGAGAGCGTACCCGTCTTTGAAAATCAGTTCGGTCGCAAGGTGGTCAGCCGTCAGAAGCGCTGAAGCAGAAGCGGCTTGCTTATCCATCGAATCGGTGTTCAGCAGTCGTTTATAATAGTCCTTCTGGAGCGACTTTGCGCGTTCCATGTTGTCGGGATCTTGCAACCATTCCACAAAGCGGCGACCGGCGAAACCGTAGTTTGCTCGGATCGTGTCGCAAAATGGCGGGATGTCCGTGACGATTTTCTCGCTTCCCTCTACAGACAAAATACGATTGACCGCACCGGCTTTCGATGAAAAGGAGGTGATCGTGTTTTCACCTGACGATATAATGCAGTTTCGCCAGCGCCCGATTTTTTGCAAGCCGCCGATCTTCGTGGAGCGCGTCTTCCCGGCTCCTTCGCAGAGTTGATAAATGAGATTATCAAAATCTCGGACGCCCTGAGACTCCTTGATCTCCAGCTCGTCGATGCAGAGAGGCAAGGAGTTAACGAAGCCTGCAAGCATCTCAAGACCCGCACTCGTTGAATTAAAGGTGGTAATATACTCGCCGACTACCGGCTTGCCCCAAACGGAAGCGGCAACCATAAGCGAGACGGTCTTGCCGAACTCGGTGGATCCATGCAGATGGACAAAGAACGGAAGCAGACCGCACGGCTCAATGAGGACCGAAGCGAACGAAGCAGCCAAGGCAAGCCGTCCGAGCGTCTTTTCTGAGCGCATCTGCGTCATTGCTTCACGCCACTTTTCATAGGAGCCGTCCGTCCGAATCGAGTTAAACAGGTTTTTGTATTCTGCTTCGCCATCGAAAGCCAAGCCGTCCACGAACGGCGCGAAGCCGTGTCCATCGATCCAGCCGAGCCTACTCACGGACTTCTCTTCGGGGAGGACGTCTGCGTTCAACTGCTCCATGTCGAAGAGGTATGTAGACAAATCGTTCGCGTTCCTTGCGTTCACGGCAATTCCCTTATCAGCGAGATGGACTATTGCAGACGGGGAAGCGAGGATGGATTTTGCCACGGTGATCGACCGCCAATATGACGAGCCGCTCTTATATGCTATTTCGAGGCGCTCGTCGCCTGAATCGACATTTACGAAACGCCGGACTGGCATAATCGGATGTTGGCAAATCACGATTGGGTTCCCGGATCTGTCAATGCCCATCACGCCCTCGTCTTTGCAGATATACCGCCCAGAAAAGAGTTCCAAAGGCTGTCCGTCAAATTCAGTACCGTTAGAATAAGAAACCTCAATTTGACGGCTTTTCGGCGCGTTATTGCGGCTCTTGGCGTAGGCATTCCAAAGAGAGATAAAGGTTTTTACGCCGACCTTGGCGGCAGCGGTCTTGAGCCTCTGCTTCATTTGCCCCAGCGCGAACGGATCGTCCTTAAAACTGTATAAATATTCATACGGCGCGGTCGTATCAAGGAAGTCCGCAGCAGAGTAGTCCGGCACCGTCAATTCAGTTCGTTCCACCGCTGCATGACCTCCTTTCTATGGATATCGGCGCGTTCGAGGTCGTCCGTGTAGCCCTCAAGGTATTTGCACGACATGATGTAGAGCGGGTCGAGTTGGTCTGTAGGAGACTGCGGCGTGTGCGCGTCCCGGATTGCCGTCAACCGTTTGACCGTATCAAACAACTCCCAGTATGCGTTGTCGGCAGCGTCAAGTTCAAGCTGGAGATCGCGACGCTTTCTGTTTTGCTCGTAAACCGCCCTTCCTCGCGTTTTTGCCACGAGAGGGGAGTCCGTATAGAGTCCGAGGTGGAAGTCCGAATCAAGCCGTTTCACGGCGTCTTTGAACGGCAGGTCAAAGAGTCCCTCAACGAGTGCAATGACGTCGCCATGCGCTCCGCAGCCGAAGCAGTAGAAGTGGTCATTAAAGACCTTACACGACGGCGTTTTTTCGGCGTGGAAGGGGCAGAGCGCAAAGCCTTTTGCGTCCGGTCGGAATCCATACATTGAAAATGCGTCCGGCACAGAAACGGACGATTTGATGATTGGGACAGCGTCCATTCAAACTTGCCTCCTCTCGTTGAGAATCTCAATGATTCGGTCGCCGGTCTGCGCTTTTGAGCAGAACCGGAATTCGCAGTCATAGGTTTTTGACATCGTGGTCAGGATCTTGTACAGACGCTCACCACTCATTGCCATCGGGGAGGTGCGCAGCCGGGGATTGATCCAGCCGCGCACGTCCTCAAGGGAATGAATTTGACCGCCATGCTCCACAAGAAAAACAAGATGAATCCCCGCCGCCTGCGCTCTCAGAAGCTCGTCCTTGAATCGCTTGTGATCCTGGCACACGTTCTGAGCGACTTCGAGCAGATTCTGCTTGCGGTCAACAACTATCATCGGATTGTCCAAACGTTGATAGTCGCCGACATAGAGCTTCGTGGAGATGTGCGTCACGCCACGACGGTCGAATGTTTCGATGATCTTTTTTATAGCACGGGCTTTTTCCCGCGTATCGATGAAAACGGTCATGTTAGAACGGGAAGCCGTCATCGTCAGCAGCAACAGCAGCCGGTTCAGCCGGAACAGCCGGTGCAGGCGCGTTGTTCTGATCGGAGACGCTGCTGTCCTTTTTACCTCCGCAGAAGCCTACCTGATCACAGTTGACCTTCCACGCGGTACGATTCTTCCCGTCCTTGTCGGTGTACTTCTCCGACCGGAGCGACCCCACCAAGGAGATCATGTCGCCCTTGTGGAAGTAGGTGCTGACGAAAACACCGGTCTTCTGCCATGCCTGACAGTCGATGAAATCGGTCTGTTTCTCTTCGCCCTGCTTCGCATAGCCTCTGTCACAGGCGACCGTAAAGCTGCAAACCTCGGTGCCTGACGCGGTGTTTCTGAGCTCAGGGTCTCTGGTGAGCCTTCCGAGCAAAACCACAACGTTGTTATTCTGCATCATCGATAAGATCCTCCGTTAACATTAATTTGACAACCCGCGTTCTGCGGCAGTAGTTGCACTTTTCGCATCGCGTCGGTTCAATGATTCCGTTTTTGATCGCGTCGAAGCGCGGCGCGTTTTTCTTGACCTCGCCAAGTTCGTAGTCAAGGGCGGCCTGATCCACGAGAAGGAGAGCGAGGTCGGGTTCAGGTTCTTTGGTTGCGGCGTTGAGGATAAATGGCAGTTTTTCTCCCGTATTCTGCCTCACGATCTCCTGATAGATCGCGCCCTGAATGTCGTAGCCCCAGTATTCAAACCACGGGACACGGCCCTTTTCGGGGACGTATTTCGGTTCAAAATTCTGCATGACCTTGCCGTCCACGATTGCCTCGCCGGGAAGAAGTGAGTCAAGCTTGCACTTAAAAGGTACGCCTGCGATCTCGCCGGTGAAGATGGGCTGATGCTCACCACCGAAGTAATACATCATTTCGGGCTGTCTCTTAATCGCCTCGATGACTTCATCAGCGTGAGCAAATTCAGCCTTGAGCGATCCGTCGCGCTTGAAGATTTCAGGATGCTCCGCGCAAAACAGATCCATTTCGCCGGAGAAATATGCATCCACATAGGACCCGATAAGCATGGCCGGAGTTACTTCGGTACGATACTCCCCGTTGATTTTAGCGAGGGCTGCCGCCTCGCAGCGAAGGAAATCCTTATACTGCGAGGCCGACATATAATCGCGATTGGCTTCTGCGGAGTAGTAATTGTCACTGTTCAGCTTCATCGGGCTTCTCCTTTTCTGTGGTCTCGACGGGTTCGGCGTCAGCCATCAACGCGGCTTCCTGCTTCGCCTTGATTTCTTCTGCAACAACCTTCGCGCATTTCAGGCAGAGCGCCTTGCCGATCTTTTTCTTGCAGTACGCCGCCGCCTGTTTGCTCGTCATGTTCCCGGTCGGCAGAATCGGTTCGCCGCAGTTTTCGCATTTCACGAACTCCTCTGCGGCAGGCGGGAGAACCGGCTTGATACGGAGCGCGTCGTACACTCCTCCGAAGGCCCGGACAGGCTCGGTGATGATGGTCACGCGCCTGCCCCGGAGCTTGTCGGAGTCGCGGGTCTTGTACAGCTTGATAATGCGCTTTTTGTTGGTGATGTTGAGGATCATCGGCTTGTACTGCGGTTCTGCGAAATAGCAGACCGTGCAGTTCTCTTTGCGTCCTTCCGCTCCGGTGACAGCTTCGTCGCGGATCCCGGCGATGGTGAGCGTGATTTCACCGTTCGGCACATCCTCCAAGTCCCAGCTGCCGAGGTAGTTCGGGTTCTTGCCCATTTTCATGATATCCATTCAGTTCGCCTCCTTTCCGTTCAGCGCGGCTGCGACCGCTTGCTTGTAGCGGCCCGGTGCGCACATCTCCAGCATAAACCGGAGGTCATCAGTAAATTCCAGATCGACGTGGTCCGCAGAGGGATACGGCTTTTTGATAGCACGGCAGAGCGCCTCAACGAGCATATTGTGCCGCTGCTCCTTGAGGGACAGCTGATCGTAGTCGTACAGGTCGATGGTGACGGTGGGCTTGTTTTCTTCCATTTTTGTTTTCTCCTTTTGTTATTTATTTTTATTGACCCAAACCTTGGGCAAAAAGTCCCAATCGATGGGTTTTATGCAGTTTTCACAGCCGAGGACCTCTTCGCCCCGGACAAAAAACCTATCCGAATCAGCCCCGCAAAAAGGGCATTCCGTGCGAATCGGATCGACGGGTTCTTCGGTGGAATATCCGAGCAACATTAATCCTCACCTCCTTGAACAATCGCGCCAGTGCCGTTGCAAAGGACCGTGTCGATCTCTTTGCGGAGACTTGCTTCGGCGTCGTAGAAATGCTTAAAAACGACGCAATTTTTGATGTCGGCTTGCCACCAAGCACACTTTTCACCGAGGCACTCGCCACCACCGATAATTGCGGCTTGGCGCTCAAACGGGCATATTTTATTCGGCATTTTTATTCCTCCTCCAAATCCACATCAAGATAAAGCCCGTCATACTCCTCTTTGCTGACAGATTCCCACACGACCTCGGAGGAATCATCCTCATAAATTACCTTGTACCCGATCTGCCAGTCATCCTCGACCCAACGGCTGTGATGATGGGCAATCGGCACAACGCTTTTGCCGACCTTGATGGTGGTGTATGTTGTCCAAGTCTGCGTGTGAGCCGGGATAAAACGCTTGTCAACGGGGAAACGATTAACCTCTTTCCCGTGGCAAGCGGACAGGGCGAAGCAGACCGTAATGCCGACGATGATGCAAATGGAAAGCGTAATGATGCAATTGACTAATTTTTTCATAATACCTCCTCGCGGAGCCAATCGTACCAACAGGTATTGCAACCGCCGTTTTCCTCTGTGTAGCGTTTACCTGCGCAGCGCCACGCCCCGTCGAAGATTGCCTCGCCGTTTTCCCACTTCGGTGGGCAATTGATCGGATCAATCACCTCGCAGAATTTCTCGTCACTTAACTGATTTAGTTTTTCACGGTTGGTCATTTTCTTCTCCTTTCGTTCGTTTCGCACGGAACCGTTCCCTTCGCGCAAGGTACTTTTTAGCCCAATGCTTTGTACCATTGCGGAAATGATGCCACGGGGATTCGCGGATGATCCATTCCGCGCAATGATGCGTGACGCGGCGGTATCGGTTGCCTTTCATTTTTTAATCCTCCTTGAGCGGGCACAGACCGTCTCGGAGATCCGTTTCGCTTGGTTTAATCGGCATCCCATTCGCATAGCAATAGCACGGGTAGGGTGATTTCGGACGGAGGAATCGGCATTCTCCGCACGTTTTCGGCATTTCCATTTTGATGTACACGCGCTTCACATCTTCGGCAGTTCTTTCTGCTTTCTGCCGTTCCGGTGGGATTTTGGCAATCTCATGGAGCAGAGCAGAGAACAGTTCGATGGACATTTCCTTGCTGCCGTAATGTTTCGCCAGCACGTTGTTTACAGCCTCGCGGACGATAAGATCCTCCTTTGCCATCATTCCACCTCCACGCTGAATTTCTCGCCGAAAATATCAGCAATGTACCGCATGAGGTCAATGAGCGTCAGTAGCGTCTTAAAGTCTCCGTGTTCCTTTGCGGATTTCGTCGCCTCAAGCGCGTTGGCGATCAGTCTTTTCCGGCGTTCAATGCCGCCTTCCGGGACGCAGATGTCAATAGGCTTCACGGTTCGGCGGTTGATGTCCTCCAACATCCGCAGCCGGTCTTCGTGGTCACGGGTGTCATCCATCAGCCGGTGTACAGTCACGTCCATCTTCTCGATGCGCTCGTTCTGGTGCTGCTCCCAAGAGCGTTTGTTGAATTTCTCCTCCAATTGTTTGCGTGAAATAATCATCGTTTTACCTCCGTTATTGTTAAATTTTGGTATTTCCACTCAAAGATTTTTTTCTTGAGTAAAAATTCTTTCGTGCAGACGCCCTTCACATCCTCGATCACGGTCTTCCCGTTCCGGTCGGTATACTGAAAATCGGCACGATATTTCACCGCCCGGATCTTCCTTCCGTTTTTGATGTAGCCGGGGATCAGTTCAAACTCCGGCTGGAGGACGAGGGAGGAGATCTCCCCCGCCCGTTCCAGCAGTTTTAATTCGGTGTACCGCGTCGCCTCGGCTCGACTGTCAAACGTGATTCCGTCAACGGTGGTTTTTCTCGCATGGTATTTATTCGTCATCGTCCTCATCCTTCCCGTTGAACGGGCAATCGCCACAGGCACATACCAGTTCATCGTTCTCATCGATGTAATAATCGTCACCGTACCCTTGGCATTCGTAGCAGATGTCGTTTTCGTAGTCAGGCATTGTCAACCATCCTCTCTCCGCACGAACAATAGAAATTTTCATCCGTGAGAAACGGATACGCGTCAATGTTATCGCGGATTGAAAGACGCGTACATTCTTTTTTCCGTTTGTCTTTTATTGTTATAATTTCTCCCACTTTCGGATTCCAATACTTGCAATCCCTGCAACGTACCACCTCAACGACATCGGCGGCGGGAACGGCTGAAACATACCCTTCAATGCGATTTGAGGCGATGTCTGCACAGACATGAGCGTACTCGTCATCGACGCCACAGTTATTAAACGCCGTTTCAAAGAGCAAATGCTCCAGCGTTTCGACTGCGTCCTCGCGTTTGATATACTCAGCCATTCTTCCACCACCCCACGCTCTCGGCACCCGTGACCGAGTTTTTCAAAATCTGCACGGTGCAGTTTTCGTGCCGTTCCTCGACATCGAAAAACAATTCGTTTTCTGCGTTTTCTGTGGCGTGAATCATTTCCAAAACGTACGAAATGATCCATTCCATTTCCCGGATTCTCATTTTGCTGCCTCCGCGCTCCTCAAAAAACTTTTTCCGACGCCGGAGACGGTCAATAAGGTCGTGTCCGTTTATCATGCCGTCATCACCTCTCTCAATTCCTCCATCGTGTGGATCTCGCCGGGACACATCTCCGGGCAGTTCGCGCGGACGATTGCCGCCGCCAGAGGAGGGCAAACGGCGTTCCCGCACCGTGCGACCTGTGCTGCTCTCGGAATCGGTCTACCGTAGACGTCGCGGTCGATGATGTAATCCGGCGGGAAGCCCATTGCGTTGTACATCTCTCGCGGGGTCAGCATCCGCAGAGTGATGTCGCGGATGTAATATGCCGCGTCGCCGATCATCAGCAGAAGCACCTCGTCGTCTTTGAATGTGTACTCGCAGTATTTATTAAGCATATCGCGCACATCAGGCCAATGACCGAGGTCGCCGCCGGAATACTTGGCGATTACCGTCGTAACGTGTCCGAATTGCCCGTCAGAAGCCGTCACAGTCATGAGCGGGTCTCTCATGTCTTGCCCTTTGTCCTTGCCCTTGAAATGGGCAAGATGAGAGCAAGCAAGGTTTTCTCGATCTCGCGTCGATAACGTATTAAGCGGTTCCGTGACGGGATGCGGATTGCCCGTCGAAAAATACTGCGTCAGAATCGGCGCGACGAATCCGTATCGGTTTGACGCGTCCACCGTCAGAAGAGGCTTACGGAGATCCTGTCCCCGTGCGTCCTTTGATGTCTCGGAATGGTACTGCGCGAGAAACGGGGTGCAGACGAAATTCCGATTCCCGGTCGTGACCGTCGGCATCGGCTCGTCCATCCCGTGCGGCGCGTTGTTTGCGTTGTTGCACATGATAAACGGATCGGCGTTTTTGAGGACGAATTTGTCCACGCCCTTCGCGATCCGGCTCATCGTGTTGTTTGCCAACGGTCTTACCGCCGTCACGCCGAAACGCGCCTTGATGGTCGCCTTGGAATCAAAAATCGAATAGGACGGCTGCGTCCAGTCGATGATCTCGGCAGCGGCTCTCCACGGTTTAAGTCTGCCGGATCTGACGGCCTCGCTGTTCCTTGGCGCGTGTGTAGGTTCCGGCCATTGAATCGGTTTTCCGTCACGCCGTGCGATCAGGCAGAACCGCGTCCGAATAGTCGGCGTTCCGTAATCTGCCGCGCAGAGTTCGCGGTACTCGATTTTATAACCGAGTTCTTCCAGTTGGCTTTTCCATTTTTTGAAGGTCTGCCCGGCTTTGGACTTAACGGGCTTGCCCTTGCGGACAGGCCCCCATGTTACAAACTCCGGCACGTTTTCCAGCAGAATGATGTCGGGCTTAGTCAGCCCAGCCCACTTACACACGACCCACGCAAGCCCTCGGATTTTGCGGTCTACCAACGCCGCGCCTTTGGCTCTTGAGAAGTGCTTGCAATCCGGTGAAAACCACGCGATATGGACGGGTCTGCCGCCTGTCAGTTTGACAGGATCTAAAATCCAAACGTCATCCTGATAATGCTGTGTAAATGGATGATTCCGCTCATGCATCAGAATCGCGCTCTCGTCGTGGTTTATAGCGATATCGACCGGGCGTCCTGTTGCCATCTCGATCCCGGTCGAAGCCCCACCGCCTCCGGCAAAATTGTCAACGATCATCGGATCAAACAAGCTGATTTGTGCGCTCATCCGACATCTCTCCTTTCCGCAAGATTTCCTCAAAAGTCATCTGTCCGTCAGGCACTTCTTCGCTGTTCTTTTTTGATTTTTCCATTTCGTTACGTTCGGAACGGTATTTGTTGTATCTTGCGCGGTACTCATAAGACGCGCCGAAGACATTCCACGCAGCCTTGACGAGATTCGGTTCATAAGGACGGATCAGTTCCAGATCCGCAGCGGCTCTCGCCGAAATCGAGCATCCGCAACAGCCTGTGCGTTTCAGCCCGTAAACCTCATAGGCGTCCGAGTATTTAATCCCGTAATATTCCTTGTACCATGCTTTATCAGCATCCGACACATAGTACAGAGGACGAAGCCTGAAAGAGCCGTCTCCTTGCTCTGTAAAGCACATCGTGGTACAATCTGCACGGGGTACACTCCTCATCCCTCCTTCGTCTCGTCTCTCGCCTGTGATCACCATGCCAAAGCCTTTCTGCACGTCATGAGCTATATTCTTTTTGCAGTAAGTACAGCATTTGTTCGACACCTGAAACGGAATTGGATTCTCTTTGATGAAATCAAGCATATACTTGGATGAGTTGATAACGAGTTGAATGTTGGGCCTCGGCTCCCCGGCTGAATTGCAACAACAGAGAAAATTTATAGTTGATTCGCAATGAGGGAACCTTTCTCGGAGTTCTGCCCTCTTCGCGATTTTATCATCAGCATTCGCATACTCGTCCGCGATCTCAAGCGGGATGTGTTTCTTTTGAACCCCCTCAAGCCCTTGGCTCATAATCTTGGAAACAAACGGCAAGCCGTACTTTCGCGTTGCTTGAACGATGTTGACCTTCGGTCGGTAGGTTGTGATTTCCACGCCGTATTTTTCTGCCATTTCGCGGACGTGTCGCTTTATGGCATCCATCTCAAGTCCCGTATTAAAGAAAGCATATTTAACAGGCTGGAGGTTGAACGTGTGCCGGACATCCTCAATAAGGTGAAGCAATATGTCGCTGTCGCTCCCACCCGAATAAGAACATATCGCGTTCGGATGTTCCCGAAGCCGTCTCGCCACAATGGATTTTATTGCTTCAAATTTTTTTGGCGCGTCATAATCAGCATAGGCGGGGCGATCTGTATATACCCGGCTCCTAAACTCTTCACTCATTTGGTCGCGCCTCCTCTCTGCACGATCATCCCGTTATCCCTGAGATATTCCAGCACCACGGCGCTCCGCTCCGATGCCGTCAGCACCCGGTCTAAATTGTAGCGTTCGATCGTCTGCCTCGCCCGCCGGATCCTTCGCTCCGGCAGCTTTTGCCGGAGCATGGTGATCAGACTGCCGATCGGGTCAAACGTGATCGCCAGCCCGATAATCAGGCAAACTGTGATGATTACGCAAAGCGCCGTCAAAATAGCATAAAATTCGTTCATGTTTCGTCGACCTCCACAAATTCGCCGTTCTCGACCTTGTACCATGTGTCCGGCTTGATTTTTTCGCCGTCCACGATCCCGCAAGCCCATGTTTTGATGGCATAATCGTTTATGTTTTCTTCGACGCAGACAAGCAACGCGTCCATGCCGCCCTTGACACGGCAGCCGTTACCTTTTGCAACGGCAACGCCCTCAATGCCGACTGCGCATTCCCCTCTCGTCGCAGCGACAGAGCCGTCGCCGCCGGAAAGTGCCGAGCCGAAGCCGCCGGAAAGTGCCGAGCCGAAGCCGCCGGAAATGGACGAGTGGTCGCCGCCGGAAATGGACGAGCCGTCGCCGCCGGAAAGTGCCGAGCGGTCGCCGCCGGAAATGGACGAGCCGTCGCCGCCGGAAATGGACGAGCCGTCGCCGCCGACACGCCCATTAACAGGATT